AGTGGATTCACTCGTTTGTCCGTAACCAATCACGCTACTTATCAACTCACTCAGAATGTTGGTGATGGTGTTTTACGCTTGAGCGTACAAGAGTACATCTCCGATTGGGGACGAGTATTCTTAGTACCAACTCTTCTTGCAGGTTTCACCTCCGGGGGAACTCTTGGAAGTGCTCAACGCAATCGTGGATACTTAATCCCCGGTGATGGATATCTTCAAATGCGTTACCTTGAGGACATCAAGACTATCGATCTTGTTGATCCTGATGGTGGAGGAAAGCGTGGATTGTGCCGTGCAATGGTGACTATTACACCAACTGCCGGAGGTAAACCACTTGGTTCTATCGTTTAATGTCAGTTGTTTCTTACTACTGATGTGATGTGTTGTGGGGAGAGGGATCGTCCTCCCTCTCCCCATGTTTTTTTGTTATGAGTCTAAATATTATTATCAAGGGTGGGGGAAAGAATAGAATCTCTGACGAGGAGTACATTGCTCGCTTGCGGAAACGCAACGAGGAAGACATGCGTAAAGAGAAAGCAACCTATACTGAGAGACAACGGGCAGTTGCCAAAGCACATGAAGATATGAAGGGGATGAAGTCCAAGCACTTCAAACCTGTAGGTGCAATTGATGCACGAACCTTTTTGCGATGGGAACAACAAGACCCCGGATTTTGGAATGATACGAAAAACAGAGACAAGTTCTATAAGGACAACCCTGAATGTCGTATACAATCTGATTAATGTCCATTCCTCATCCTTATGCTTATTCTGAAATAGTTGAGAGGTATAAAGCACTAATTGGTGTTGATGCCTTATCTACTGAAGATCAATCTGCCCTTAAAAGGTTCGTAAATGGCAGGGCAAGGATTGCCCATGAAAGGTATCCGTTTCCTGACTTTACAATTATTGGTGAACACCTGCCTTTAGGTACGGGTAATAGTGTTGTTTTAAAAAACAACTCAGGCATACCTTCGTCTGATGCTACCTTATTCCATGAGGCAGATATAATTTACAGAATCCACAAGAGTGAACCAAGGTTGCATAAAATTGATGACTTTGGTGAAGAGTGGAAGTTCTATTATATCAGGACAGGTTTAAATGACCTGACTGCAGTAATACAAAAAGGTGATAGCACTACAATTGGTGATGTTTATGTAACCTACAGGAGAGAACTTGAAGATTACATAAATGATGGAACTGCAACTTCAGGACAATTTGGTTCAGAGGCAACAGACAACAATGAAGTGCCTCATGCAATTGCGAGTTACTTGGTTCATGGCAGTTATGCTGACTTCCTGAAATCAGACGGGCAAGCATCGAAGGCAATGCAGGAAGAGGCAAATGCCGAAAGGGTACTACAGAGTGCAATAGACAAGTATCAGAATCAGTCTAGAGCATTTAGGAACGACATAATCGAGTATAGACCTTCATCGCAATTTCAAAGGCATAATAGGACTGCAGGAGGGCAACCAATCGTGCAATCCGCAAACGATGTTCAATAATGCAAACGACTTCATTCAATGATCTAAAGAAAAAGTTTCAAGCGATTGCAGGTTTAGCATCGCTTGATAATACTGACCTGTTCTTTTTCAAAAATTCTTTAAATACTCGACTCAACAATGCTTGGGGCAGAATGAATTACCCTGAGTTGATTGAGGTCAAACCTGTTGCAGTTGCATCAGATACAACAGGCGTAAATGTCGCATCAACAGGTGATGAAGACATCTTACAAGTTTATAACAAAAATCCTCATCTAGATAGGACTGCAAGAGCAATAGATTATCAGTTAATCGACTCCAAGATTTATCTAAATGTTAGTGAGATCATTTATAATAATGAAGTGTATGTGTTGGCGAAAAAAAGTTTTAGCGATTACAACGAAGATTCAACTGATATACCCAAGTTTTTTGAGAGTTATGTCATATCTGCGATTCTTTCTGACTTCTATCGTGGGGATGGTCAAATGGATCAAGCAAGCAGGGAAGAGACTCGTTCTGAGGAGTTCCTGCTTAGGGAAATTGACCGGGTTGAGAGGTTGCAACAACAAACACCTTTAATGGTCACTCAGTACAATAACAAAGGTACAAATTCAATTTATTACCAATGAGTCAGTCAAATGTCAGAAATTTAACAGGTGTAAACGGAGGTAAACTTCTACCTCCCGGTATTAATCATACAGGTGAGTTTGGAGCAATTCAGTTTACTCAGGATTCACAAATACACTCATATACAGGTAATATAGATGAAACAGATGCTAGTTTCTCAGGGTTAAGCGTACCTGCAGGGTTTACAATGTTTGGTCTAACAACTCAGATACAATTATCTACCGGGTCAGCAATCGTATACGATTACTCAAGATGATTACTTCTCATTTAGTCTATGGTCTTATTTATCACTCAGGTCTGCTTGGTAGTTTTACATCAGTAGTACCTGCAGGTGATGGTCTTGCTTTGGAGACCGAAGATGGTGATGAAATTTTATTGGAAAATGGTGATGAACTTTTTGATGAGGGATAATGGGAACGAAGATTTCACAACTAACAACTATTCTGACATCTCAGTTAACTGATGATGATGTCATCCCTGTAGTTGATTTAAATCCCGGAGGTACACCAAGAACACGCAAAGTTTCCTTAACGGGTCTTTTTGATAAAGCACCCGTCAAATCTATCAATGGCATATCAACGGGAGATGTGTCGCTTGCATCGACTAATCTGACAGATGCGTCTACGATTGGCAGAATTTTAAACATAAACGGGTATTCATCAGGTAATGTTTCATTGGGTAGTGGTGACCTAACTAACTCTTCTAATATTGCTTTGCATACCAAGTTGGGTTCAGTCGCACAATTTACCGCAGAATACAACAACCCAACAACTGCCCAACTTCAGACAGAATATGAAGAGTTGGCAAGATTGCTTGGTAACGATGTAAGCAATGTCAGGACATCATTATTTGCAGTTCAAACAACTGCCAATAATGCAATGCCCACATCAACTGCAAATAACACATTTGCTACAAAAACAAGTCTTGGTGACTATTCCAAAACAACGGATATTGCTAATAATTATTACAATAAAACTGAGACTGCATCTCTGTATGCAACCAATACAAATTTAACTACTAACTATTCCACAAGCACTCAGATCGCTAATACATATGCAACTCAGCAATATGTAACAAATCAGATCAATGCTTCTTCAGGTTCAAATGTAAGTATCTTCAATGTTGTTGGTTTAGATGCTTCAGGAGATGTAAGCATTGGGGGCAACCTAGCAGTTTCAAACAACCTAAGCATTGGTGCTCACATAACTTGTGAAGACCTAACTGCTTCAGACCTAATAAAAGGTCTGAGGGCAGAAATTGGTGACGGGACTGCAAACACCACAAGACTTACAATTGATGGAGATGCAGAGATTAATGGTAAACTTAAAGTTACCAACCTCAGGGTTGAGGGAAATACAGAAATCGTAAACACGCAAATAGTTGAGATTTCAGATGACTTTATCGAGTTAAACAAAGACCTAAATGGTAATGCGACAAGTGGAACTTCAGGTTTTAAGGTAAACAGAGGTGCTACTGCAGACAAAGCAATCCTGCAATGGAATGAGTCTACTCAAAAATTTGAGTTTAAACTTGGTAATGTATTAGCACCGATAGACGCAAGTAACCTTGGTTCAGGAAGTGGAGGTAGTGGGAATGTAACAAACATTCCAACTACTACATCAATTTATAGTATCCCAAGAGTATCAGTAAATGCCCTTGGTAATAATATAAATGTTTACGAGCAGGTATCACTTGGCATGTCAATTAATGCCTTTCCTGTAGAGCAAACCTGTTGCTCTCTTCAATGGGGTGGACTTACTGAACTCAAAGACCTCAGAGCACAAGTGTTGCGAAACACAAATACACTTTGCACCGGGGTAAACATGTTTAACATTGAGAAAGGTTTTGAGTTCTCTACCTCAAATTTTGCCGGGTCACTTTCACCTCCTCCTCAGTTGCCAACAGGTGCTTTTACTGCACCAAATACAACTATAACTACAACGATTACCCCAACAGGAACGGGATCGACAACAACGCAAGTCAGTATTGGTGCTAGAAACCTTCAGGGTGCATACATAAACTTTTACTTGGATACCTCAGGTTCAATGAACTACTTCCTTCCAAGGGCAGATCAGTCAATTTTGGATATGCGTACCTATTTGCAAAGTCTGTATTATGACAATGCTACAGAAGCAAATCAGTACATTCCTGCAGGTAACAGAATTGGTAATGAAAGATGGATGAGTTGGATGGCAGACATCAATGGGAATCAGCAACTAAACATAGCAATTATCAATGAGTCTCATAGTGTATACCATAGTTGGGGTGGAAGTTCCTATTTAGAGAGTAGTCAGTTTACAAGTGATTTTACTACATTGCAGAATAATTTTAATCAAAACAAGGCAGGAGGTTCTACTAACTTTCACCGGGGTATTGTTTTTGCTTTAAATGATTATTCTATTTTTGTTCAGCATTTGAATCATGTATTTAGTGCATATCCAATTAGT